CATCGACACCAACCGTAATTGTTGAGTCAACCTGTACCGCGCCGTCAATGTCTACTGCATCTAGGTTGGTGGTGCCGTCTACATCCAAATCGCCATTAAAGTCTACGTTACCAGCCACGGTCAGGGTGCTACTCAACTCCAGATCAGCGAACGCATCCAGAACAGCCGCGCCAGATCCAGCACCATCAGTGAAGATTGCCGCGACCTTGCCGTTACCGATTGTAATGTTGGCCCCGGAACCCTGACTAATGATGATACTATAAGGACCAGAAGAGCCGGAATCTGTTGTAGCGTTCTCAATAATCCAGAACTTGTTGATCGTATTTGGTGCCAGAGTAATGGTGCAATTAGAATCCAACGCACCAGTATACTTCATGTATATGGCTCTACCTTCGTCAGCCGCACCGTCCGCTATGGTAGTAGTATGAGTATTAGCATCCTCTGTGATAGCCTCAGTACCGGAACCAAAGGCATCTGCTATAAGTTCTAGGTTCGTATTAGTGGAAGTACCCCAAGTACCCGATTCGGCACCTGTAGCAATTTCCTTCAGTCTCAGATTGTTGACATATGTAGCCATGTTCTATTCCTATAGCGTCCAAGTCCAAAGATGTATCAAGATAGGACCAAGGGTATCCATGACACCATCAATCCCCCAGCCGTAGGGCAGGTCCCACTTTCCCGGCGTACCTTCCTTCGCATGGTGACGCCAATCATAGACCTCCCTCGTTCCGTAAAGTGCAAGCGCGATACCTGATCCAATCCGTGCGCCAGTAACCCAACTGTCTGGTAGAACTATCGCCCAGAGTACAACGTAGAGCGTGATGAGTGCCGCGATCAGCGCGTGATGTACCCATGTTGTCCATTCCTTACCACTCTTGAGAAAGGCAGGAAGACGAGGTTGTAGATACTTATTTGCCCACACATTAAATGTGGCAAAGTCATCTAGAAGTGCCGCCCACAGTATCACTGGTAAGTGAAGGGCCAGAACGAACCATGCAACGCTACTTATGATCATGTAGGTATTAGCTCCCAATCAGGTGTTTGTGAGTCCGAAACTTCAGACCATCCGGGTGTCTGAGCATCATCTATCGCTCCCCAATCAGGTGTTTGTGAATCATCTATTGGACTCCAAATCTGTACACTTGATGTTGCGCCTGTTCCTACTACTCCGGTAACGCTTACAGTGACTCCGGTTCCGCCAGTTGCCGTTACCGAACCCACACCACCTGTTGCCGCTAATCCTGTTACTGAGACACTTGCAGTACCCGTTACAGTTACTGAGCCAACCGCACCCGTCCCAGCCAATCCTGTTACCGAAACATTCGCGTCACCTGTTACCGTGACGCTTCCTACTGCTCCTGTTCCAGCCACTCCCGTGACGGAAACATTCGCCGTTCCCGTTACCGTGACCGATCCTACCGCCCCAGTACCAGCAACTCCCGTTACGGTGACATTTGCATCACCTGTTACCGTAACACTTCCTACTGCACCCGTTCCAGCTACACCCGTTACATCAACGGGAACTGGCTCGCCCCAGGTACTAGAACCCCAGGTAGAACGGCCCCAGCCAGTTACATTTGCCATGCTACGCTATACGAATAATCGCGTTACTCGCATCTGCCGCAGGGAAAGCAATCGTGAACGTACCAGCAGTGGCCGTTTTCAATGCACCAAAATCTAAAATAATAACAGACGGATCACCGCTCGCACTATCATTAAAAATCATTGCACCCATAGCCGAAAACGTAGCCGTAGTCCACGAAGTATCAGCAAAATCAGTATAAGCAGTCGTACTAGATGTCGTAGGATCTACACGAGTTAGTGAATTGCCCTTAGCAGAGTAGTTTGTGCCACTGATTTCGTTGCTAGTGGTATACGCAGTAGTAGCCGCAGTGAATGAAGCACTATCTGTATACAGTGCAATCTGGAATGTATTTCCGCCCGAAAGGAGGAAGTTGTGCTTTGCTTCCATCAATTCCTTTTTGAAAGAAGTACACATAAAATTTCCTGAAAATGCCATTATAGTTTCTCCACTGAATTAGCTAGATCATTATGACCTGCTGAACGTAGTAGGGTGATTACCTTGGAGCGATCCTCTTTGATCGCTTCCTTGATATAATAGTTGAAAACATGGCGAATACGATCTTTGAAAGCCTTCGCCTGATCCACAATCAAGGGATGCGCGTCCTCGCCTATTGCAATAACCTGCTCCGTAGCACGGTCAGCCCAATGCTCCGGCCCTAGATTACAGTGTTCAGTAGTCGTTACGATCACATTCCCAATCTCACCGTTGATCATGCTACAGCCACCCTTATCGTGCCATCACGATATTCGTCACCAGTCATGCGACCTTCCGCTTGCATTTTCAGTAGATCCAACGCTTCCTGATACCTCTGCTGATACAACTGCATCATGTCCGCATCACCTTTCATATAGGTGTATGCCTCTACAAGAGAGCCATAAAGCAGAACTGTATCTGCATTAGTGCCCAGCCACGAAGGACTCGTATCAACAATAGAAGCTGGCTGATAGTAGTAGTGAAGCTCTGTGACATAATCTGCATCAGGTGTAGGCCCGATAATGAATGTGTCACTTGCAAATGTCGCATAATACTTCGGAGTACCTTTAGTAGATGCGTTTGGATACGTCGATCTGATAAAGTTGGAGTCTTTATTGAGTAAAAATATCTGGTTGCTGGAACTTGTAATCGACAAAGACAACGGCAACAAAAAGTCCGTAGGCATGGTCAGGTATGCATTGCCGTCAGTCATGTTACCTGCCTGATTCTTGCGATTCACGGGCAGATTGACTGAACGATAGATACGCTGTTCAGCTTGCTTTACAAATGTAGGAATTGCCGCAACAAAATTTGTTTCAGTGTTGTTCGCGTAATCCTTGATAGCGGCTACCAGTTCGGCGTAGGTCATGTGGTCACCTTCACGATGCCCACCTGCCCATGTGCTATAAGGTTGCCTCCCCCACCACCACCACCATTTCCAACTGGATTAAACGCAAACAGTCTTCTGCTGGTATCCTGTGCAATATCCGGTCGCGCATTCCTGAGAGCTTCGGGATCAGCATAATCACCAAGCCTGCCTAAAAAGTTCTGCGGCTGATCTTCATCCAACATATCCTTGCCGACCATAAGGCCCGTCATGCGTCCAGCCTTAATCTGTGGCACGAGATCCTTGATCTTATACCTGAACCCAGTGCGGTCGCAGAACCCGAAAGCATACTTCCCATTAGCATAACGAGCCATCAGGAATAACCTCCTGGCACAAAGTGTACAGAAGCTCTGTCACGATCTTCTTGCTCTGCCAATTGCCATTGAAATTCATATTCAGCTTTTAGTTCGGCTGAACGCTGAAAAGATTCCGGGTATTTCTGTGAAATCCTGAATGCCAGCCCTGAAACTAACGCAGGTAAAAAACGAGCAGGAACATCAGGGTTGGTGGTGCCGACCGACCCTGTGTCCTCAATACGTCTAATACGCTGATATCCGAACGTATAAACCTTGTCTGGTGTCGGCCATAAATACGCAACCGGAGCGGCACCCTGCTTATCAATGTAGATATTTACAGGACGCCCTTCGGTGAGCTTGTTGGGTATCGTGGAATATTGGGATACGCTGAATCGTGAAAGGGGCTGATCATTCTGTGATGTGCCCGTTCCTTCGCGAATCCAATATTCGATAAGATCAACCGTATCTGCTGGTAGCGTGATTGTGGAAGTGCTGGCAACTGTACTAGCAGTTCCTTGTTCTACGCACCAGAAGTTGAGTCCACGGTTCGCCCACTCAAGACTCATTAGGTTCAAAGAACGACGAGCCGTTTCGATGTCATAGCCTGTCTTGGACTGAAGGCCACACCTTTCAAACGCCTCTTCAATAACCTCTGAGATCTCAAGGTTGAATGTCGCAGTTCCTGACGTAGCCATTAGCTATCCCTAAATTTATTGCATAACGCAGTATTAGAATCTGCAACACCTTTCATTTTTTTTACCGTCTTGATCATTCCACCACTCCTCATGCGGGAATAATCCTGCAAATTCATACTGTTCGCAATTGCCTTTTTCAACAGGCCACCGGATGCCCTCTCCTCAACCCATTCACGAGCCACTTCTGGCTCATTCGCCCACAAATACCTCCTCTGCTTTTCACTCTTAAATGGCATTAGAATGCCCTCCAATTCGGATACTCCAAGGCAATGTGACTTGTATGCCCAACCTCTTCTTCATAATTAGGATAATTTTCGGCTAATCTGCTGTAATATCCCCAGTTATGATCAGCATCCGCCTTCTTTTTGGCGACTTCGTTGTATTCGGGAACACTACCTTCTTTTTTTTCAGCCATTAGTAGCTCTTTCTCAGAGCCAGCATGATGGTATATCGGTCACCGCTATCATCACCCGCAGTGGTGAATAAAATATCTCCCGTCTTGCCTGACCCAGCATTATTCGTAAGGGGTCCAGCCTGTCGGAAATCGTAGAAACCATATCCACTAAGAGTCCAGCAGAGAGCATTACTAGTGGCATCCCACAGAATATCTACGGTCATACCGGAGCAGTCATACCACATCTGCTGGATTGTAGCCCCAGCGCAAGCTTTTCCGGTGCCGGATTCAGACTGGAGGGCGGAAACATCTACCTTGGTCACGGCACTTTCGCCTGTGCCATCGGAGATGTTGGTGAACTTCATAACGGCGATTCGGTCGCCGTCTTGGATCGTTTGGGACGTTACTGCGTCAGCCATCTCATTCTCCCCGCGAGGACAGGACTCCTAGTCCCGCTCACAATAGGAAATATGACCACCCACCCTTAGATGGGTGGCCTTATCTCAGTTAAACATTACGACAGTGCCGCAATCGGTACATATTCGATAATGAATGTGAACGATCCCGCAGTAGTAGCATCTACGGTGTTCGTAATATTGCAGTAAATCGTCCGCTCAGAAGCGGTATACTGAGCCGACACGGGAGCCGTAGTAGTACTCTCCGTTGTGGCTACCAGTGTGCAACCTACGACATTACCCACTACAACTGTCGTTCCACCATCTAGAATTTGATCGGTGATTGCCGCAACAATCTGGGCACCGGAACTTGATGTTCCAACCTCATACCCGATGTCTCCCGTTCCGATAACCGGAGCAGTGATACATACAATTTTGATTGCGGTAATAACAGTGTTAGCTGGCTGAGTAAACTCACCGATAGCTCCGCTATCGCCTGCCGTTGTGTTGACTGTAACGCCTGAAGCGTATCCAACACCCTTACCTAGAACGACTCTAGTAGTGTAGGCACCAGTTGAACTGCTTTTATCGACGGATTGGAATCCGTTTTCCGACCGTACTGGTCCTGAAAAAGTTGTGTTAGCCATGATTTCTCCTGTCTTGGCTAGTGTCTATCAATCTCTTGATAGTCAGGAAAAAAAGAAAGGGTGGGAACAGTCCAAACATAGAACCGTCCCCACCCCCTACTCACTACGCTCCGGGTGAACCCCAGATCCCTAATGGATCTGAGACACCAAAGCTGTACCGCTCGCGAGCCTTGTAACGCACATTTCCGGTATCAAAGTCACCGTCCATGCTCGTCTCAAGTGCAACACGATTAAAGTGCTTCAGACCGTTCGGAATATCGGTAAGAAGGAACCACGCATCCGTATCCGTCAGATAGTGATTCACAATCGTACCCCCAGGAACAACACCCATCGAACGCACAGCGTTGATATCGTTGTCCGCAGTTCCGGGGCGAAGCTCAGATTGCATCACCCGTGCCGCGACAAACTGCAAGTCGGGCGGGATGACAAGCGACTGGGGACGAGCGGCGATCAATAGACCACGCTCATCTGTCCATTTGCCAATCTGAATTACAGCGGCCTCAAGAGAGGTCTCATTGAGATCTGCCGCTGTAGATTGAGTGTTTGAATTCGTTCCACCCGAAACAAGTGGGTGGGAAGCCGAAAACAATGCTACACCATCACCACTTGAATAAGCCGTGGTAAAGCCATTGTTCAATGGAACAACAGCCTTCACTTGCTTAGTGTGAGCCATGGCACGAGCCAAGGCTTTGGTGTAACGAGCCGACAAGGAATCATAAAGATTGTCTTCCATGGCTTCTTCTGTAATAGCAAAACCCATGGCAATCGTTTCATGGTTGTACCGCGCCGTGAACGATTCCTGTGCGGCGTCATAAGAAATAGCGTCCCCTTCATCCTTAACCGGGGCCGCATCGAAGCCCGAGAGCTTCACTTCTTCTTCAAAAGACCTGCTGGAACTTTCCGACTCATAGATTTCTGAATGCTCATCATCGTAGCGAGCATACTCCATCCCGAAGAGTGCGTTAAGCCCAGGAAGCAGTTCCTTGAGAAGTTGTGCGCGTGATATAGCCATTGATCAGTCTCCTATTATACGCCAGTGGCGTTCAAATATGAATGATTGGAGGCTGACCCACTCGACGCCGCATTGAACTTAACGATAACGTCGGGATAAGCATCACTCGCCGTGGTCCCTTTCGGGGGCAAGCTCTTAGGTCCATCAACAAAGTCAATAATCCGAAGTGGAAGCGTGTTCGTTGTAGCTGGTGTGCTTCCATCCAAAGCGTTCTTGGATTTACCAATAGAAGTGCTACCAGCCGTTTGAACCACAGAAGCATTAAGACCACGATCCGTGGTGTTTAATGCTTCATCGGATTGCATCTGAAATACAACATGCGGGTCATCTATAACGTAAGCCATCGCATCAGTTGCCGTTGTAGACGCAGGCCACTGCGTATTAAACGTCTTCTGATTTGTTGTGCTTGGCGTATAGGAACACCCTACAAAAATACCTACTGCTGTTAGCGCAGTGGTGCCAGCATCTTTCTCAATTTCACCATCTGCTACTAACTTCACAAAATCACCATTAAAAATGGCGGTGCCATAGGTACTACCTATCGGTAAGTGCCTCACCTTGCCCGTCCATGAGCCGGAAGCACTTAGCGTACCAATTGGCCTCGCGCCATACGGTGCCGCTGAAGTAGCCATAACTGTTTCCTAGTTCCTAATTTCTGGACATCTAGCGGCCTCCGCCGCCGAATGCCACACGAGTTTTACGATCAGGCGCGAGAACTGGCATCCGTGGATCGTTCTCACGCATATAATTGTTGTCAACGGCCTGCATCTGAGATTCAGCATGACTCTTGTAATAGTCTCGCCTCTTCTCCACTTGTTCCTGTGGTGCCTTGCAGAGCAGTAGTCCACCGACTTCGATTCCGCCCTTCGCTCCCCATTCCGACTTATGATCGCTCATAATCTGAAGTTCCGGGTGATCTTCGGCACGAACTGGTTCCCAGCCTTCACGAAATTTTTTAGAAACATTCGTATTATCAAGATTGCCAACCATTGCTGTCCGTATCCATCTAAACACCCAGCCATCTTGCGGTTCTGGGTCTGGAAGTAATGATGCGGGTTCCCATGGTTCATCGCGAGTTTCGTTTTCACGATTCTCAAGACTCCGTGGTTCCCGTGGAGCGCGTTCTTCAGCCATCAGACCATCTCCTTGATAAGCTGTGAGGCATACTGCTGTGGCGTTATTCCCAGTCGTTTCGCGAGTGCGACTTGGGTCGATGTCAGTGTAACCTTGCGCGGCGCGGCACCGTTATTTCTCGTAGCGGGTGCCACCACGGGACTCGTCCTGCGACGAGGTGCGGACTCAACGACTATCGGCTCCGTAGAGCTTACTTCGCTGGTACCGAAGTATGACGGAAACACTTCCCTCATACGATTATCAATCAATTGATAATATTTTGATGATTCAGGGTCAACACCCTCGTCACGAACAAGTCTCTCGTGAACCCCGTAGGCGAAGCTTGTCATTTCCGTATCTTGGCCAAACCAGGGGTTCTTTTCCTGCCATTCCTGAGCCTCTGGATCAGGCTCCGTAACCTGTGGTGCCAAAGCAGGTTGTTGTTGTGCCTGCTGACGTTGTTCAGCCAACACATTCTGCGTCCAATTCTCTATGATCCTCTGGGAAACGGCGGGAGCGGAAGCTTGGGCAAGCTGTGCCTGCGTCAGAGCTTGCTGTGACTGCGCGATCTGTTCCGCATCTCCCGATTCATGGGCTTCCTTCAAATTTTTCTGTGCGGCTTGAACCGCGATCTGTGCACCGTACCTACTGTGTTCGGTAAGAGCCTTCTGGGAATCCTGAACAAGTTTCAAAAGTCTCTGATTTTCGGTTTGAAGCGTACCTGTATAAGTAACGGCTTCGTTTGCAAGCCTATCCGACTGCTCCTTGGCTCTGCGCTCTTCGTGATACTGCCATTTGAGCTTTTTCATGCGCTTATAGGCGCGTTTTCCATAACTCTCAATTTCTGCATCCGTCGCTATGTCTTCATCTTCGGACGTAGCGGTAGATGCGGATCGCTGATCTATGGCTGGACGGTCATCTACCACTTCGACATCAACTTCATCAGCTTGTGCGGAAGTTGAAGTATCCGAAGGCGGCTCAATTGTAGTTCTAACACCCAGGAACTTGTCTTCTTCGCTCATTCTTCCGGTTTCATCAGCCATTTTAAGCCCTTTCCACGCCTCTGGGGTCTTCCACGACCGCCTCTACAGTGTCATCGTTGATTAAACGGAATTCTTTACCATGAATTTTAAGCCTAGTACCGCTAAATGCCCGAAAAACAACCCAATCGCCCACCTGACAGTACGGTCCATTAGGGAATCGGTTGTAATTAGCATAGGCGTCAGGCCCCATTGCCATAACCCAGCCAACTATCGTAGAGATCGACTCTTCGTGCTGGGATTGGGCTGATTTGATGATACCACCATCGGTGGCTTCATCAACTTCGGGTAATGCGATCAGCAGTTTGTAGCCTTTTGGCTCTGGTAACTGTGATGCAAAATTTTTGGTTTCCTCATCAGGAACAACCATTTGTTCCATAACTTCTGTTGCGAGCGTAGCCACTAAGACCTCTCGTTAAATTGTTGCGCCCTAAAGGCGGTTCATCAGGTATCAAATTTATACAGTATGGTACAGTTAGTAGTATTAGCTGTTTATTAACTTATCTTCCATGTCTATGATTTCACGTTCAGCCCACGCAAGTCCTTCGATGATCCCGCAAATCTTGCGATAGTCCTCCATATCCTTGGCTGACCCGATAGCAAGATGATCCGCGAGTTCGTTCATCTGAGTTCTCATTTTTTTTCTAAGCAACGTTAAAACATCTTCACTCACTATTTCTATCCTTTTCGTCCTTTGCTATATCCTTGCCTAACTTCATCCCCTCCAACTCCTGACTACCCTCAAACTTCGCCCCTTCAATTTCCGCCTCCAGTGCCAGCTTCTGCTCTTCAAGCTTGAGTTTCTCAGTTGCCACCCGTTCCTTGCTTGCAAGCTCTTGTACCTCAAGGTGGAGTTCGGCGGCGTCCATCTGCTGTTCCGCCGCATGTTGTTCCGCATCCATCGCCAGCTTCTGCTGTTCAAGTTGCTGTTTGGCCTGATCAGCCTGCTGTTTGCGCTGAACCTCAGATTCCTGAATACCTAGTTCCTGCTGTCTCATCTGGATAATCGGATCTTGCTGTTGTTGTGCCTGCATCTCAGCCTGCTGTTGCTGTTGCTTCTTGCCCATCAATTGATCGGCGGCATCGGCAACCAAGGTGCTCAGGTTCTTTTCAACATCTTCTGGTAGCGGCTGATCCACAGGCGGTAGCGGAGTACCAAGTTCTTCCTCTATCTGCCTGCGGAAGACAAACGCCAGATGTTCACGGATATGAGCGTCGAGCGCACCCATGACAGCACCCCCGGCAGGACTGTTCTGAACTTCCTGCGCCATCTGCGGATCATTCTTGAGAACCATGTGAACACGCATATGGGCATCATGGTCCTGATATTCGTATGCCTTAACAGGCGACATGGTAAGCATATCCTGATTTTCACTGACCGGATCTTTCGGAGGCACCTCGTCCGTATCGGGAACAACCTTGTCGGCATTTGGAATACCGATCAATTCCATCATCTGCCTATGCAGAAGAGGCATGTCGTACATGTTTGGTGCCTGCGCCGCTAGTTGCAGTGCGGCTTGGTATTGCATGATCCGTTGTGCCATAGTGGACGCATTGGGGTCCGACACAGGCACAATATCAATACGATCATCAAAGTCTTCAGTTTTAATTCCCTCTCCCGCATCCGTTTCGTATGGATAGTCCGGGTCCGTAAAGTCGTGAATAATCTCCGCCAGAATCTTGTATTCCTGTTTCAGGCTGGCATGTATTCTAGCTTGAATGGCAGACTGCACCTTCATTGCCCGTTCCATGATTGCAAGAGTGGTTCCTACCGGAGCCTCTTGATTCATGTCTGCTACCTTGAGATCAGCCATTGACGCAAAGCGTCGGCCTTCCTCCACGATATTACCCAGTAACTGGTAAAGGACCGAAGAAGGTTCCTTATAAGGAAGGAAGGTGATGTTGTCACGAATGACCCCTCCCGGCACATCAACGTCTCTGAATTCTCCCGGCATGATAGGCGTATCATCGCCTTTGATTCTGAGTCCACGAGTCTTCAGTCCTCCTGGCAAATTGGAGAGAGTTCCTGCATCCACAAGTTGGCGGAGCAGGCTGGTGGCGGATTTTGCCAACCCGCCGATCATATGAATCAATCCCAGATTGTAGAAGCCTATCCCAGGAACGTATCCGTAATGGACGAAGTGCTGTTTTTTTGCCTTGTGTTCATCGTCTTCGGCCCAGTTCCTGTAGATTGACAGAATCGTCGAACTACCCTTGTCGATAGTAATGACATATGGAAGCGCGACTCCATCGGCGTCCTCGAATCCCGGCAGGTCGAAATCGACATGCATTTCGAGAAGTTGATGTCTCTCTTCCTTGTCATACGAAGGCTTCACTCCACCAATATTCTGATACTTATCGGTAACCGGATTGTCTTCAATGTACGATGGCGTCAGTTCAATATCTTTGTAGAAGCCACTGACCTGAAGTTTTCTTATCTGGTTCGTGCTCCGGTTCATTACATGGGTATATCGTTCCGCCTGTTGTAACTCAGATTCATTATACGCTACGACAAAATCTTCCGCAGGCACGAACATCGAAGTTGGTCTGCCCAGCGAAGGGTCAAAGTAGATCTTGCGGAACGCCGATCCGGCAAGCGGAAGACTGAACAGCAGTTTTTCCGTCTCAGACCTGTATTCCGTCATCACTTCTAAAAGCTGGTAGTTCATGTAGTCCTGAACACGCTTCGCCTGCTTTTCACGTTCGTCCGTGACGAGTCCCCAGATCTGGGTTTTCACCGGACCCTTGGCTGGCATGACTTCCTGAATCGTCTGCGCCTGGAATCTGACTACCGCTTCGGAGAGCATGGGATGAAATACGCCGCAGGCTCCCGCCCATGGCGTAGTGCGGTCTTCGATCTCCAACCCTAGCTGATCCAGACCTTGCTCGTAGGATTGCTCCCAATCGGATCTGCTGTTTTTATCGGAATCGAACTTCGCAATCAAATCAATTCCTATAGTGCGTAGTTCACTATCGTCGATTACGTCTGCGAGGTTGCTGTCGAATTCCGTTTCGATACTACCGACATCGGCTGTGGGATCGAAATCAATTTCAATGCCACCATCTTCAAGTTCGGTAATCAGCGAGTCCCCTGGAATCTCCTCCTCTTCAGCAACCATGAGTCCTTCCGGTCCCATGCCGAAGTCATCCTGACTAAAAAGGCCATTCAGGGGTTTATCTATCGCCATCTAAAATTCCTCTTCATTGTTGCAACAAGTCACAATGCAAATAAACAACCACAGAGTCAATAATAATCAGCTTTTCTCATCGGCAGAAAATCGTCCCAGGGATCATCACTTTTCAAATCTATGAATCCTCCCTGGCGAAATCTAAGCAATGCCTGAGTCGAGGAGTCAACCAAATCGTCGTGATCCCCAGTGGGGAATGCGGCGAACTCTTCAATAACTTCTTCCGCCCATCTGGTTTTAGGTGCCCATACATGACCGCTGTGAAAAAGATCGGACACTGCGTTCACTCTGGCAATCTTATCCTTTCCCCTGCTAGGAGTATACTCTGCAACCGGGATACCGATCCTACGCAACTCGAAAATCAATGGACTTCCCGCCGCCTTCGCTTCCACGATGAAAGCATCCGGCTCGTATTCCTTGTACATCTCATACGCCCGTGCCTTCAAGTCGGGGAATTCCAGCCGTTCCTGCAACGCATCCAGCAGGATGATGTTCGCTTCTTTGTCCTCATTATAGAAAACACCCCAGGTCGTGCAAGCACTGTAGTCGGCAGTCTCTTTTGCTAGGAATGCCGTGTCCCAAGATTGGATCACGAACTCACAGTCGGGTGGATCTTTCTTCGTCCATTCCTTCCACCACTCCCGCTTGATGATCGCGCCTTCTTCGGAGGTGGGGTCTTGCTGGTACTGGGCACTCCACTTGCCTACTGGTAGCTCCGCTTTCAGAGCTTCTAGCTGATCCTGCGGCCAGAATCCCGGCCATAGCGGCTTTCCGCTGGGAAGGATAGCAGGCAGTTCAATGATCTCCCACTCATCGGAACCACCTCTTTCTATAGACGCTATTAGTATTCTGCCCGTCAGATCCTTTTTGGACCAACGGGTCATCACCAGGCAGATCGCTCCACCAGGCTGTAGCCTCTGGCGTGGGCCGGAGGTGTACCATTCGTAGGTTTTATTATATACGGACGGATCATTCATTGCCGCTTCCTGCTCCGAATGGGGATCATCCACAATCAGGATGTCCGCACCCTTACCCGTTACCGCACCACCAACCCCGATAGCGAAATAGTCACCCTGCTGATTTGTATTCCAGCGACCAGCCGCCTTGGAATCTGCACTTAGGGCCACATTAGAAAATATTTTTTCATAATCCTTGGAGCCTACCAAGTTACGAACCTTACGACCGAACCCAACTGCGAGTTCTGCGGTGTGAGCAGTCTGAATAACCTTCCTGTCGGGATACTTTCCAAGGTACCAGGCAGGAAACAAGTGGGACGCAAACTCCGATTTGGTATGACGGGGGGGCATATTGATGATGAGCCTCTTCAATTCCCCTTCGGCTATTCTGTTGAAGGCATCTGCCATGACCCGGTGATGCTTGCCTTCGATGAACGCAGGCCACACCTGCTTTACGAATTCCAGAAAGTCTTCGTGCGCCGATTCCCTGCTTTCACACTCCTCCAGTTCCCTGACGATCTTGAGAATCTCTTCCTGCTGGGAAAGAGGTAGGGTGTCCAGGGCTTCCACGTTCATTCTTCCGGCAACCTTACTAGAAAGGCCGGGGTGCCCTCTCCTACCCAGGCCCCCAGTTGATTGAACTCGAAATATTCTTCCGCTTCATCATAAGTGGAGTCACTCAAGCGCATGATTTTCTCCAAGACCTTCTCCTTGTCGTAAACAAGAACGGGTTCGTCTATACCATAACGCTGTAGAACCCCAAGGATGCAATCGTCATAACACTCTCCACTCCGATCTCCAAGAGCCTGTCTGGCAGGCTGGCTTTCATACTCCCCCCTTTCGATAACAATGTGAGCTAGGCTGAACCACTGATCACTGCCTCTTGGGTAACCCAGCTTTTTAAGATAGTCCTCCAGAACATCTCCCGCACACCTGCCTACGAATTTGATTTTTTTTGGGGTGCCCCAATACACATAGTAATCAGGATACTCGTTCACCAGAGACTGGGCACTTATTCCCGATAATGGATTGCGCTGAATAATACATCGCTTTTTAGCGATTACATAGGAACGAACAGCTTCGTCCAGCACGGAATCCAGATCTGATAAAGA